GGATGCGGGAAGCCAAGGCTTGGCCCGAGAGCTATCCGACCTTCCAACGCGAGTGGTTGGCCCAATGGATCCACGACGAGACGTGGCTCGTCTATCGGTACGCACCCGATCGGAACACGTACGAGAGCATCCCGATCGGCAAGGATTGGATCCGTGTGTTGGGCGTGGACCTCGGCCTCGACGACGCTTCCGCATTTGTCGTGTTGGCCTATTTACCTACCGATCGGACGGTGTACCTGATCGACGACTTCTCGAAGTCTGGCATGTCGATCGACGAGATCGCGGGGAAGATCAAATTCTTCCAACAGAAGTACCACTGTCTCCGTATCGTGATGGACACGGCGGGCCTCGGGAAGTCAATCGCCTTCGAGATCCGTAAGCGGTACTCCCTTGCAATCGAGCCCGCCGAGAAGAAAGAGAAACTGGCCTACATCGAACTGTTGAACAGTGATCTCCTTCTCGGGAGGTTCAAGGTCCACGGGGATTCCGAGTGGGCCAGCGAGGCGACGATCCTCCAGTGGGATGAGGACCGGAAGAAAGAGGACGTCCGGTTCAAGAACCACGTTACGGATGCGGCACTCTACGCCTGGCGGGAGTGCCAACACTTCGCTTCGCGGGAGCCGGTGAAGGATGTCGAGGTTGACACCCCCGAGTACATGAAGCTACAAGAGAACGAACAGAAGAAACGCGAGATCCAAAGGGCCTACCTGGCTAGAAAGAAGAAGGGAAAAGCATGGCACGGAAGGGCGTGGGCACCCACAAGTACTTGGGATGTTCTCCGAAAGCGTGCTCGCCGGCAGATTTCGACGCTTTCCTCACGATTGCGCGTCGGCACGGCGTACAGGAGTTCTCGATCGGCGACATCCGTGCTACGTTGTACCCAATGATTGCGAAGACGGAACCCCGGCCCGGTGAGGACCACGGAGCACACCGTGATCGGGTGTTGTTCCACTCAGCCAAGTAGAGGTAACTAGATGGCCCAGATAGTCTACCCGAACGAGGCGCGCTCCGGCAAACACGACCGCTCGCTCTCACCCGCTTGGTGGACGCTCCCACCTACGGATGCCTGGCGTTCGATCAACAACAACTGCGACAAGCTTTTCGACGATGACAAGAAGGTGCGCCTCAAGTACAACGAACGCAATCGCCGGTTGTTCGGTGGACTGTCGCAAATCGGGCTCTACGCCCCGGGGTACGTTGCCCCTGCGGTCACGGTTGAAGGTGAGCTGTGCTACAACATCATCCGAGCCATCGTATTGTCGGGGTGTGCAGTCATCGGGAGATCACGCCCTCGTGTCTCTGTGCTCTCCCAAGGCGGGAACTACAAGCTCAAGAAGCGGGGCCAGCAGCTTTCGAAGTTCAACGATGGTACGTTCTACCTGACCGACTTCCACGTCACGCTCCAACAGATGTTGCAGGACGCGATGGTCCACGACACGGCGTTCGTGCTTCCCTATCGGGTGGGGAAGCATATCATCATCGATCGTATCTTGGATGACGAGATCGCCGTCGACAAGTGGGACGGCCTTTACGGAAAGCCGGGCTGCATCTATCGTCAACGTCTCGTGCCCCGTGACAAGGTGATGACAGCTTTCGGTAAGACGAACGCCGAGAAGAAGATCATCTCCGAGGCGACCATTCCACAGGACGTGAAGGACAAGTCGACGATCGACTCGGTGGCCGACGTGATCTTGGTCCGTGAGGCGTGGCATGTTCAATCTGGAAGTGACACAGGGGACGGGAAGCACGTGCTCGCTCTATCCTCTGGACTGCTGCGACTCGACGAGTTCAACTCTCAACGACACCGAGTTGTACCGCTCCGCTGGACCAACCAGAACCGCGGGTACCATGGAAAGTGTCTCGTGGACGACGTTGTCGGCGTCCAGTACGAGATCAACGAGCTTCTCCTCTCGGTGCAAGAGTCTACAGCGAAGAATGTGCCCCGCATCGGTGTCGAGATCGGTTCCCAAATCGTCCAAGAGACGTTCAACGATGTTCCGTACTCGATCATTCAGTTCGCGAAGACACCTCCGCAAGCTCTGGTCTGGCCGAGCGTTTCACAAGACGTGATTCAGCAGATCGAGAACCACATCCGGCACGCCTTCGACCTCACAGGCATGTCGACGCTGATGGCAACCTCACAGCGTCCGGTGGGTGTCGATTCGGCTCGCGCTCTCCGTGAGCTGAGTGAGGTACAGAGCGAGAGGTACATTCTCCAGTCGCAGGCGTACGAGAGCACCGCGGTTGAGGTTGCAGATATCTGCATTGACCTGGCAAAGGAAATCGCGGCGGAGCACGGCAACTACAGTGTACGTGCGCCCGTCTCGCAGCATTTCTTCGAGTCGATCGACTGGAAGGACGTGGACATGGAACGGGATGCTTTCATGCTGCGCCCGTATCCAACCTCCTTCCTTCCTCTCACACCTTCGGCGAGGCTCGCCACGGTCGCGGAGATGATCGAAAAGCAGATGCTCTCCCGTGAAGAGGGCATGGCGCTCCTCGACTACCCGGATCTCGAATCGGTGACGAACCTGATCACCTCGACGGTACGTCATGTCGAGATGCTGATCGAGCAGATGCTCGAAGACGGGAAGTACCGCCCACCGTCCCCGTTCGTGAATCCGAAGTACGCGGCCAAGAAAATGTCCGAGGCGGTCCTCCAAGCAGAGATGGACAAGTACCCAGACGATCGGGTCGACCTGATCCGCCGCTACGTCGCCGAGGCGAACGCGATCGTCACCAAGCAAGAGCAGGCGATGATGGCACAGATGCAGGCAGCCCAGATGGCCCAAGGTGCCCCACCGACCTTCAGTGCTCCTGGCGCGGGTGGGCCGCCCGAGATGATGCCGAACGCCGGGGCGCCGATGTAATGGATCTGGGAAGCATCAAAGACGCAATCGAGAGAAGCGGAAAGGTTCCGCGTAAGGCTCTCGAACGCGATGCAAAGCGCAAAGGAAAGCCTGGGCGTCGTGCCCGGCTGGCTCTAACGCTCCAGAAGCTCAAAGGAGGAGACAAGTGAGTGGAACACAAGCTGCCCAAGGAAGTGGAAGCCCGGCTGTGGGGGACGTTCAACAACCGAAGTCTGGATCTGAAGGAAGCCCTCCGGCAGATAGTGGGGCGTCTTCAACAGAGCCAAAAGAAACCAATTCCCAACAGTGGGCGGCGCTCGTCAGGCGCGAGCAGACGCTCACGAAGCAGGCGGGGGAGTTGAAGGCTCTCGAAGCCGCGTTGAAGGAACGTGAGGCAAAGCTCGGTCCCCTCACAGAGGCTTTCGAGAAGCACAAGGAGAATCCACAAGAGCTTCTGAAGGCTCTCGGGATCAACCTGCCGGCGGCCCAACCGCAGGACAAGCCGGCCTCGGTAGAGGAGCGTATCGAGAAGTTGGAGAAGCACCTCACGACTTGGGAGAAGAATCTCAAGGAGCGTGAGGCAGCGATCATCAACCAGTCGCAAGAGCAACAGCTCTCAGCTCTTGAGGAACGCTACACCAGTGAGTTGAAGTCCATTGTCGAGAAGGCGCCAGACAAATTCGAGGTGGTGAAAGCTCTCGGTGCCCACAAGCTCGCGTTGGAGGTCCAACGCCAGGACTGGAAGGCCAAGGGCGGGGTCGGGCAGCCGTTGACACCCGAGGAAGCCCTTGCTACGGTAGAGGAGTACCTGCGCGAGGAGTATGCCGACAAGCTCTACGGCACCTCGTACCTGAAGGGCAAGTTCAAGCCAGAAGGCACGCCCTCTCAGGATCAAGACAAGAAATCCCCAGAGAAGCCGAGCCCGGGGCAACAAACGACGGTTGGAAACAACAGTCCCGGATCGCCCGGCGAGAAACCAGTTCCACTGACCTCTGATGAGCGGTGGAACAAGATCGTCGAAAAGCGGTTCGGGCCAAAACCGCCAACGCCGCGGGCCAAGCCGAAAGGCAAATGAGTCCCGCAGCGTAGGCTACGAGGGCTCAAGTGGCTTCTGAATCGACAACGCTCGCGAACTTCACCGAGCTTCTGAAAGAGTACATCACCTCCGATCTCGTCAAGGACATCGGATACAAGGACAATCCTCTTCATGCGATCATGAAGAAGGATGCGGACGCCAACTTCGGTGGCGAGTACAAACCGGTCCCGATTGTCTACTCGCACAACCGCGGGTCGGCGACCTTCGCCACCGCAGTGGCCCAGCGTCGCCGGGCGCGTGCGAAGCAGTTCCAGATCACCACCGTGGACGACTACGGTGTGGTCGAGATCGCCCGCAAGGCTCTCATGGGTGGTGTGAAGGACATGCACGCCTTCCTGTCCCTCAAGAAGGTGAACATCGACAGCACCATCTATGCCGTGACCCGCTCGATCGCGGCAGCCGAGTACGGCACCACCCGTGGTGCCATCGGCACGGTGGGTGTGGATCCCAGCACCGGCACCAGCCTC